CAAGCCATTTCAAAAATTATAACGATGAACCCTCAATCGAACATATGTATTATTTTGGTAATATCCTTGTTCGTTTGGACACTGATGTTGACACAATTTAACCATATTTTCTTAGGGGTGTTCAAAAGGGGGTTCAAATGAACCCCCTCTGAAATCTAAGAATACAGCATCTTATTATTTATTCTTATGCCACCTTTTCAATTCTTTTTGTATCAGTATTTTCTGGATTTTTTACTTGTGCATCACATTTTATTTTTGTTACCATAGCATATGTAAATCCAATTCCAATAACTGCAACTGCACATGGCCACCCCTCAAGTGATAACCTAACACTTGAATTTTTAAACATTTCCCGACTGCATTCTTCTGCTCCAAATTTAATAATTTCTTCTCTCATATGAATCATCCTTTCATCTTATTTGTTAATAAAAGGATAAGTCTAATCAGTAAAACAATCAATAAAATCAAGTCCGCATATTGCGGACTAAAACCCACTTTTTAACACACTCAAATATCACTACATGTTTTTAGAAAATCGAGTGCATACACATTTCCTATTTGAGCAAACGCCATAAGCATCTGCATTCCTATAACTTGATTCATTGCATCCGAATATTCCGTATCAACCATGCCTAATACATACCGCAAAGCCAAATAATAATCACCCAATTGCGACCATTCCTCATTTGTTTTAAGTTCTCTAATCAGTTCAATAAGCAACTTGTCAAAATCACAAATAAAAGATTTCTTTTTTGAAAATGACTTCTTTGCATCTTTTTGATACTCATATGTTAATTCTTTCCAATCAACTTCACCATTATTTATCCGTGTTTGAAGTTTTCTTAATCTCTCAAAATCAGTATATTGCTGAGACCAAATAAAGAATATACACCAAATCATATTAGCAACAGCTTCAATAACATTATCTTCTACTGCTTTAATAAAGCAATCACCAATTTGGGGAATTATCATTCCTTCTACTTCCATTCCACTGCGTAATGAATTAATCATACTTTTTATCTCAGTAACACCTTCCAAAAACGATTTATTCTTGCATGCTTCTTCAGTTTCAATAATGGGTAATACATGTAATGAAACATCAATCATTTCATCCATTTTTATTACTTTATCAGGACTAATTTTTTCTAATTCAAATAATTTGTTATGGATCATCTCATCTACAGTTTTTCCATAGTACCGTGCAATTTTTTCTACAGTATTAATATCCGGTTTCCGTCTGCCGCTCTCATATCCTTGAACGGTATTTTTAGATGAACAAATTGCGTATCCTAGTTCTTCCAAAGTCTCTCCATGCATTGTTCTCATATATTTTATGTTTTTTCCGATGATATTGTCATCAATCTCCATCTGATCTATTACCTTTCATTTTAGGCTCGTAATTTCAAATTCATTATACCTTATATCGGCAGAATCGCATATCCATTTTATGTCATATTTCTGTAATATAAAAGCCGGATGCGTCAAACCTCGGTGATTACTGACGAATCCGACCTGTTGTAGTTCAATTTCTGATTTTTTCTATTACAATATATTCAAATTCAGATTTAATTTGTTTCAATTCCATTCCTTTATACTTAAGGATACATTCCCCAAAAAAATCATGGTTCTAACTTACACCATGATCTTCTTCCAATTCTACATCATTTTGATTCTGTTCTCGCACCATCAACTGATTCAGATATGCTTCAAGCCTTGGTCTACAAATAAGATATTTGTTACCCCAACGAATGCTGAACTCTCCTTCATTGCTTTCGCACAGTCTTCTCATATTCTTTATTCCTATATTAAAATATGACGCAGCTTCTCGGATAGTTAGCATATACTTTTCAGGAATTGGAACCATGTCCTCATTATTCTTTTGATTCTGTAAATTTTTCATGTGTCATATCCTCCAATCTGATTTTTCAAAGGGTATAACATATATCACTCCTACAGCAAAATAAGTCAACTTCCTGTTAATCTTTTCTCAGTTAATATACACTTTATCCATCTGTCTCATAGAAAAGTCTTATAATCCATACTTTGACCTCATATCAGAAATTACATGATCTGCGTCCCTGAAGATTTCCTGTTCTCTAGACTTTTTCAATCTTGCAAGCATCTCCTCCTCAGTCATCGGTGCATATAATTTACTCTTTAACCCATTTACTACTCTGACCTTAATTGTACTATCCATGTTCAGTACCTCATTTCTTTATTGCAGTGGTAAATCATCTGTATTGTTTTTGCAAAAGTTGAAAACTGTTATGTTACTGCTACTTTTTAACGATTGTTCCTCATATTTTAACGGTTATCCACATTTCGTATTTTTCATTTTCTCATTCGTAGTATTACCGTAGTCCCCAAATGCTCTAACTACCAGACTATGCCCCGTTTTGCCCCATTATTCCTGGATTTATAAGGTTTTTCACAGTCCTGCCGTGGCAAATAAAAAGCACTTTTATCATTGTTTTGGTTCTCCTTGTTTTGCCCCGGAATGCCCTGTTTTGCAAGGGATTTCGGGGATTTGTGAAATGTGTGTATTGGCTGACATCTTGGCAAAATAGGGCAAGATGGAGCAAGTTGTTGTGGGCTGTTAGTAGTAAAGTTGGTAGTAAAACGGGATTTGGTTACTACTAAGGATTTTTATCATCAATGTATTACTTTAAGTGCATCCTTTCTTGGCATCTCAAAATGTTTTAGTTTTTCACTATTCTTTAATATCTGATAGCATGAAGCAGATGTAAGCGAAAGTAATTTTATAACCGCCACTCCAAAATATAAGCAAACACCTGTAGAGCAAGCATATTCACTTATGATACCATGTGCAATCTCATTTCTTATATTTGCACCCGCTTGTTCATTTAACAGTCCTCTAAATGAAAATAAAATATCATTATCATAACAATCAACCAATTCTGGCAACGACAGAATAGAACTCAGCACTTTTTCCATTGACGAGCCATCTTTTTCTAAAGTTACTGTTAATCCCCCTACCTCTCGTGCAATATTTCTAAAAAGATTTTCTACCTGTGGTGCAAGAATATGTAACGCTTCATAATAGTCTCCGTTCAAGAACATATATAATCCGCTTTGGAAAATTCGTTCTCTTCCATCGGGAATAATTGGATTATCTTTAACTAAAAACTCCACCATAGACTTATCAATAACAAATTTATCTCTTATTATAATTAAAGCATTCTTCACCCAAATATCACCAGCAACTTTTTGTTTTTCCAATGCATTTTGATACATATGTAGCTCCATAAGTTTCGGATCTTTTTCTGGGTCATGAATATCTAGCGGATGTAACGCCAATACCGTTTGTCCTTGAGCATTTATTAAACTCTTCCCAAATAAATGTGAAATAGGATTATCTTTAAATTCTTCTATTACACGTTTTTTTATATCTTCCTGTTTCTCAAACACAAACATCTGTGTCAACCGAATTACACATTCTTCAAATGATAATCCTTCCATATTTGCTTTTAGATTATCGATAACACCTTTTATATCTAATTCAACAGAAAATGGCACCATTATTTTAGGTATTTCTTTTTGTATTTCAACGAGTCTTTTATGAGCGGCGTCTGCTTTGTCTGATTCTCCATTATTGTGATATAGCATTATTCCTTTTTGATAAAAATTGACAGCCCTTAATGCCTCTTGTATATCCTTCTTGAATATTTTCTCTGCAAACTCCAGATAATAATCTGCCAATAAATTGTTATTTTTTATTGCATCTTCCTTTCTTTTCAATTTAAACAAACATTCCGTTTTTAATTTATATGCTTGTTCTACCTTTGCAATATTATCACTGTTGCCATCAATCAAATCATCTAATACTTTCAAAATTATGGATACATCAAAATTCTTTTGCTTAAAGAAAAGTTCCATTATTCTCAACGAAAAAAAGCCTTCGGCACTTGCAGCCTTAGTATCTATAAACTCGTTAAACCACTCTTGTATTTCATTATACAATGTAGTTTGTTTTGTTTGTACTGAAATGCATACTGCTCTGCGAATCATATCAATTGTACCGACATTATCTTCATCCGTATACCACAACATAAATAATTTCCAATATGCATCTGCTGCAATTTTAGCAGCACTAAATTCTTTTTTATTAGTCCACAATATATCCGCAATCAGTGCACGTAAAATCAATGGCATTTTATCTAATTCCAAACTATGCAATATCAAATAATCATCTTCTGATATATCTTCTATTGAAAAAGTTCGACTACCATCTGCCATTACAAACATAGGATGAAATTCTATTCCATCATCATGAATTTTTGTTCCCAATGAAACTATGTTTTTCAATAAATCAAAAATACTTTTTTCTTCTTCACTTAATTCGATCCTATCAGCTTCAATAAACAAATTAGGTGACAACGAATATCTTTTATTCACAATACTCCGATTCAATAACTCATATATGTTCACCATATCATCTCCTAAATGCTAAATCTCCCTAAATTATATTATATCGCCATTTATATTTCTTTTCCATAGAAAAAACGCCCCAGCCTAAGCCAGAGCGTTACCTATCTTCCATATTAAATTACCTTAAACATCTTCTGTGACATTGGTTTCTCTTTCTTCTGCTCAACCTCCGCCTGTGTCTTCCTAAACTCTTCCATTCGTTTCAGTTCTTCCTCAGCATCATCAAATCCGATATGCGTGTACACATTCATGGTAACGCTAATATCCGAATGCCCCATGAGGTACTGTAATGTCTTTGGATTCATTCCCGATTTTGCCATATTCGAGCAATAGGTGTGCCTGCATACATGAGGCGTGATGTTTGGCATCTGCACCCGGTAGATGTCATTGTATCTGCCGACCATATGATTGAATCGGTGCTGCCAATGCATTGCCACAAGTGGCATTCCATTATCATCATAGAATAAAAATCCGCTATATCCATCTATGGACTTCTCCACTTTCGGTGCATTTCTGTCCTCAATGATCGCCTGAAACATTTGTGCCACATCCTCTGTAATCGGCAACACTCTTGTTCCTGCATCCGTCTTTGTAGTTTCTATGATATACCGCATATCTGATGTTCTCTGCAACTGATGGTCGATATTCACAGTTTTGTTCTGCAAATCAATGTCCTTCAACGTCAGTCCACAAAATTCTGATATTCGCATTCCCGTATGAAAGAGTATGTACACCACTTCATAGTATTTACAATACACCACATCGTCATGCACAAACTTCAGGGACTTTCTCATCTGGTCTTTTGTAATTGCCTCTCTTATAACTGCATCATTTACCAATACCCCAGCAAGCTGAAATCCGAATGGATTCTTTACCAGAATATCATCATCCACCGCCATCTGAAAGGCTGGTCGCAGCACTCCTCGGATGGTATGAATGGAACTGTAGCTTTTCCCATCTTCCTGTTGCAATTTTATAAGAAATAACTTTGCATCGGAAGTTTTCACACTCCGTATCGTCTTTTTGCCAAATGCTTCCTTCGCAAGCAATCTCTGCACTGTAACATATCCCTGTTTCGTGCTTTGCCTTACTCCGGTCTTTGTTTGCAAATATCGGTCTACAAGTTCACAGACTGTCATCTGTCCGTCCACGATATTTACAAGTAAATCCAAATCTGTGTTTACCTGTTTTTCCAACTCACGAAGGGAAAGGCATGGCTTTTTGCCCTTTGGAAGTTTGTCCGTAGGCTCCAGTTTCCAACTATATACAAAATGTGGTTTTCCATCAATATGATATTTATATTGATATTTTCCGTCTGCCCTTATACTCTCTCCCGGTCTTAATACCCTGCGTTTGGAATCGCGCCTTGTCTGTCCTCTTCCTGCCTTTGCCATTATACCCGCCTCCTTAGTTCTGGATGGTTACGCAGATACTTTTCAAAGGCTACACGAAGTATCAGCTTGCGTTCTCCGTAGTATGCCAGAAAATCTTCTCCATCCGTATTACTCAATAAATCATAAAATTTTCTCCGGCTCAAAACAAAATATTCAATTGCCTCAGAAGGATTTAAAATATCCTTTTCTGCTAAACTTGGTCTTGCCATAAAATCACATTTCTTCCTGCCAAAAATGGCTGTTTTTCAAGGGTTTTCGGGGTCATCCTATGTTCGCTCTTATTCCCTGTAATAGCAACTACTTTCGGCAGATAAAAGGAACTATATTTCTGAAGAATTAAGGATAAATTCTTCGAACTTCGGGCGGATGATCAGGAATCTGTTTCCACAGTACACCGCCACTGTTCCAAGGTTGTCCTCTGCAATTCTTCTCAGTTTCTTTATACCAATATTAAAATAAGCTGCTGCCTCCTTGATGGTGAGCATATACTTCTCACTAACAGGAAGCGTTTCGTTGCTTTCTGCATTCATAGTATCTCTCCTTCCGACAAGGTGGTCACACAGCTGACTCCTTTGTACTATTTTTCCTTTTTTGTCATTTTTACTCTGATTCTGTGATACTTGCCCCAGGGACGGTCTTAATCTCTGTCACCTTTTATGCCGGGCAACGGTGCCGCCCCTTCACGCACAAAAATTGCGAATTTAAACGGGGTATTAACCCCCAATACAGCTAAATATCATACAAGGGGCATATATCCCATTCAAGATGATAGAAATAAAATCAAACAATTCTATGATTATTTCCCTGCATCTGCCATCTGAATAACCTTGATTGCTTCATTTCTTACAAGTTTTCCGTCAAGGAACTCAAATGCAAGATATCCAATCTGATCATACAGTACAAATTTTTCCAACAATGTTCTTACCGTCACAGGCTTTCTTCCCACAATCCAGTAATAAGAAAAGTCACCAAATGCAATCGGCTTAGTACCTGTTTCGATATCCGGCATATATTCTGAAATAATAACCTGTTTGCCAAGAATTGTATCATTTGCCTGATTCCACAAATAATTGCCATCGTTATCCTTCAGCTTTCTGAGTGCAAGTGCTGTCTTATCATTCATAAGCCAGATGCCATTTTTTCTGTATTCCTTATCAACACTAAAATATAAAGAAATCACATCATCATAAGTCAGCGTTTCTACTGTCAGTGCTGTTTTGGCTCCATCTGTATGATGAAGTATACCTGTAGGCTCATCTGCTCCGGTTCCATTAATAAATGCGTTATCCTCTGCTTTTCCAAATGACTTCCCAAGCTTTTGTGTCAGATACTTTTCAATATCAAATCCTGCGTCATTTACAAAATCCTCATCCAAAGTAACGATAGATGCCAGCTTATAGCTTTCAATCGTTTTTTCATTGAAATCTCCGGCACTTTCATATACCGGAATTGCAGCTCCCTCCGCTACAAATTCTGCCTTATCCTTGCAATCCTTTGTAAAGATTCTATATCCGTTTTTGTATGCACGAATAACCGTCGCTATCTTTCTGAAATCAGATTCCTTTTCAATTTCATTCATGACCTTTCCGGCTGCAACAGTCGGCATACTGTAAGTTCCTGTACTAATATCCCTGCCCTTTGCAAGAATATCCTCTCTCGCCTCTTTGTTTCTCATCGCATTCCAGAACTGAATATCATATTCTGGCTGTGCCGTAATCTGTGTATTGCTAATCATAATCTTATCCTCCTTAATTTCTGTCACACACAGGACATTTATAAAGTCCAAGTGTATTTAATGTCAGCTGTCTCCCAATCTGTTTCAAATGATTGCCACACTTCGGGCAATGAATTTCATACGCAAATGCCATTTCCTCTGTATGATCACTGCTCGCATGAAGTCTATACGTTCTCTTTATCTTTCCGGTCTCATCCCGGCTCAGTTCATCCGTCAAATATAAGCTGCACATTCTCTGTGCATATTCTTCAGAATAATAGGAATGGGACGCATTCAACAATGTTCCTTCCTTATTCAGTTTTGTTAATGGAAATACCATAGTAAAATCCTCCTTCTTTCTATTGTCTGCACCTGTCACAGGTGTACAGACCAAGTTTATTTGCATCATGGTTTTGAGCCATCTGCCTTAATACCGCACCGCACAAAGGACAGTGAATTTCTATGCTGTCAGTAGCATTCTGGCTCATCGGCTCTTTTGAATAAAGCCTGTAATAATTGGAAATAATCTCCGACATGTACATTCTACTGTTCTGCCGTACTGTTTCCTTGTCTGTTGATAAAAACATCGGTACCTTTTCCAGTCCATCTGTATCTCCATCAATCAGAGGATGGTATCTTATCATCTGCATCCACTACACCGCCTTTCCATCTAATCTTGTAAATCTGTCTCTGCAGAAATCCATTGCATCTTCATAAGTAGGGAACACCAGACACGAAAATCCATACTGCACTTTCCATATTGGAAAATTCTTATCCTGCTTCTGAGATACCACCACAGGCAATCCTGTCCTTCCCTGCAATAAATCCTTGCATTCATAGCACTTTCTTGAAAACATCTTCTTATCATAATCTGTCAACTTGAAATCAATTCCATAAAATATTCTGTGTGTCATCTTCTTCACTCCTCCTGCGTAATTTATTGTTTTTCCATATTTTAAGCGGAATAACTTATCGTAGCTGTCATAGCCTTGTGCAATCAGCAAATTACTATATTTCATCAGTTCTTCAACACTCTCGCCAATCAGCTCTCTCGGAATATCTCTAACAGTTTTTACGATGATGCATTCGGTCATTGTATCTCCATACCAGAGATATATTGTTGCCTTTTTCTTCATGCTGGACGTATGCATTCCACTGATTTCTACGTTAAATCCATTTCCAAAATCTCTGTAAATTACTCTTTCAAGATCTATAGTTGTTACTCTGTAATCAACTCCGAGACTCTTACATAATGCTCGGATCATTGTGTCTCGTTTCGACATCTTCTTCTCTCCTTCCTTTTATCTGTGGGTAGCAGTTCTATCTTCCGAGGTAGCAGTACAGGTAGCAGCAATTCTTGTAACTGCTACCCGGCTTATCCCTTGTTTACCAAGGTTTTCCGGCTATTCGGTAGCAGAAGGTAGCAGTTCTCACGGTTTTATAATCACAATTACTCTTTTTATATGCCGTTTTATTTCTACATTAAACTTTTTGTTTTTCAGCTAAGAAGTTAAAAACTCTGCTACCCATTGCTACCAATATACTCAATGCCTTGTGTTTACTGACTTTTCACGGGTAGCAGTACCTAAAATCACTGCTACCCGTACTGCTACCTCTGCTACCCGGCAAGGAACTCTGTTTCCTCATATCCGTATTCCTTGGCATAAAGTTCCTTAGTTTCCTCTGTTATCGTGAAATCTTTATAATAGGTATTACCCTTCTGTCTTGTTGTCACATCTGCAAATGTGACACCAAGATATCCTGCAAGCTGTTCTCTGAACTCTTTTGCAGTTCTGGCATAACCATGATTGTTCTCCCTGCACCATGCCTGATATACCTTGTATATTCTCCCTGTGGTACAATGTCTGACAATCTTGCCATTCTCCCAAGGGCACATACATTCTTCATAAAAAGAAATCACTGTACTGTTTGCGCTCTGGTAATCTCTTCTTGCCTCTGCAATGCTGTCCGGCTCTGTAAATCGATATCCATTTGCTATAACAGTCTGCAACGCTTTCACAGCTTTTTTCACAATGCCTCTGCGCTCTGCATACATTTTTTCTAAAAGCTGCTTGTCCTGCTGTTCTTTAGGTATCACATTCGGACAATCCACCACCATAATGCGGTCATATACCCATTTGCCGTCATCTCCTCCGAACTTCGGCAGCCAGTTCATACAGAACCACAGCAATCCATTAAATGTAAATTCAAATGCCTGCTGTCCTTTAAATTCAGCAAAAAGGCTGTCCCCGCCTGTCATTTTCTTAAATGTTTTCAGTTCATCCACAGACAAAAAACTCATATCCGAACTTCCTGCAAGCCTTGTTCCATACACTGCTCCTGTTCCAAAGCGGGATTCAATTTCTTTCAGATCAATGCCTATAAAGTTGCCCCTGCCAAGCAGACGCTCCACAAGACTTTTAAGCTGTGACTTTCCTGTATCTCCCTGCCCTACAAGAAATAATGCTTTTTTCATTCGCCAGCCTTTCACATTGGAAATACAGACACCAATAAATTCCATCAACAGCTGCTTTACCATCTCATCTCCGTTAGTAAGCGTGTCCATATAAGAATCAAATACAGGTGTATCAATATACTCATCCGACCATTCACAAGGAAGTTGTATGGTGGAAAGTATATCTGCTGAATGTGGTATCAGTTCTGTATCAGTTGCAGTAATCTTCAAAATTCCATTCTGGAAATTGATGATATCCTCATCTGCATTTAATGCATCCTGACTTACATATGTAAGGTCTGTGGTAATATGCAAAAGCACCTCATTGACCTTACTCATCTTCACAAGTTCCTCGTCATAATCAGCAATATACTTTTTTATGATTCCAAGCAGCATATTATCTGCATAAAGCCTGTAACATCCACCTTCATATACATATTTCAAAAGTCCCTGTTTACCATTGTCCCGGACTAAAATATATTGCAGATGTTCTCTTACATATTTTGCAAGAAGCGGTACACTCACATATGGTTCTCCTGTCTGTTCATTAAACTTTATGAAATCAGGATGTTCCATTTTCGACCTGTGAAATACACCATTACAGGCTGAAATTCCTGCATTGATTGTGTTTTCCCTGTAATCGTCCCTTTCCCATTTGCTTCGGTATAAAGCAGAGCTGCGAAACACTTCATCAATCGCATCCGGGTCTGCTCCTGTCCTAAATGCTATCAAAGCGCAAAGAGCAGCATCCGCCTCAGACTGGGAACCATATTCACTGAAATCACCTTTATCATAAAGCCGGATGAACTTGTCTCCGTTCTTCTGCTTACGAAGATCACAGACAATATCAAATACTGCCCTATCTCCATCACGCTTTGCGCTATACTTCGCTTTTGCTTTTTCCTCATTTCCTTATCCAAGGTGGTAAGAACCGCCTGTGTACAGTCAGCTATTGGCAGACTGTTAATCGTATTTCCTGTAAAAGTGCCATATCGGTTTGTAATATCACCGATATAAAGTTCCAATCCAATATCAGAGCATTTCTGATAATATTCACTGTCCAGCACAAGTCTCTTCCTTCTGTCATCAAAATGTACCGGAAGTTTTGTAATATCACACTGACCAATAATATAAATCCCTTTGCCACTTGGAGATACTTCTGCATAGGAAGAAAACCGAGATAACATAAGCTGTGCAAATGGATCTGAAATATCCTTATGGTCTATATCTAATAAGAAGAATCCTTTCGGAATCTTCAAGCCAAGCCCCGATGCCTGAAACTGATTTCTGGCTGATTCTGCATCATCAAAAGATACCAATGTACCCTTATGTGCATCATCTGTTCCTGTAGCTCCTCCGTTTGCTGCGAATGGAACTTTGGTAACTTTCCCATTCCTGCCGGGTTTTGCTGACCATAAAAACCACAGCTTTTTATCCTTTAATTCATCCACTGTCATATCTCCCATCCTGCTCACCTCCTCCTTTTCTGCAATTCTATTTAATGGTTAATAGACGTTCTTACAAGCCATTCTTTATAAGCTTCAATCGGAATCAGAATTCTTGCTCCGATTCGTATTGTCGGAAATCCCGGTGTCTTTACCAGTTCATATGCCTTTGGCAGGCTAATTCCCATCTGTGCAGATAATTCTTGCACACTCATAGTTGTTTTCTCCATAAGATGTTGCTCCTTTCTTTAGGGTAATGAAATACCGCCAGTTTCCCGGCGGTCTATCTCCATACTATTGATGCTTTTCCATTAGTTACCATTTGCTTAACGGCATTATATGCTGTCAGATCCTTAACACCCAGGTCATTTTTATTGTGAAGAAGTTCTTCCTTGTGCTTTAATCTGCGATTCAACCGCTGTCTCTTCCTGTCCTTAATCTTAATCACCTTCTCTCGTATGAAAATCCAATTATCCCATTATTTGTGGGAAACATTTTGTATGACATCCGCTGTCGTTTTCTCACTTATTGTGAGATTTTATATTTTATTTATATCACATATTGTTACCCATGTCAATCTATAATCTCACATTTTATGATATAAATATCTATAATTATTTAAAATCGCTTGTATTTTCTAACAGTTAGTGATATTATTCTCACATAGGAGGTGTGCTTATGTTTGATGAACGTCTGAAATCACTACGAAAAAAATGCGGATATACGCAGGTTTCCCTTGCAGAAACCCTTGGCGTTTCCAAAGGAACTGTTGCTATGTGGGAGACTGGTAAACGTACCCCGGATTTTGAAACCTTAATTAGACTTTCTGATTTATTTGATGTGCGTACGGATTATATACTTGGGAAATCCAACGATTCATCATCAGCCAAATTGTCAGATGATGATATAGAACAGCTGGGACGCTGGGAACTGGAATCCGTTTATACTGATCTTATGAAATTGTATCTTTCTCTTGATTCCTTTGGGCAGAAAGATGTTGAAAACCTTATCAAATCCGAAGCGCAACGCTGCAAAGAACAAAATACTCTACAGGATGTTTCTAATATGGCAGTGCAGATTACTATAAAAAAATAAAGAATGAGGGTATTGACTGCTGCATGAGTCAATACCCTCATTCTTTATTTTACACTTCTAAATGCTGAATTTCCTGTAAGATTCCTAAGCAGAATCTTTCTCGCTGTCTTATACTCTTTCCCAATAAAGCCAAGTCTGAGCAGAAAACAGCGGAAAGCATATTTGTCATTGTCCGTTTCGGTCGGCTTTGATGATACCCTTTTTGCATCTCTTGCCATATCACACAGCCTTGAGATAAATTGCGTGTAGGCTGCAATATCATCTCCATCCACTGTGTATGAAAACCATGTGAAATTTATTTTTTCATCTGTAATTTCAATCTCTATGCTGTCCGTCTGAAATGCGCGTTGAAAAAGCATCTGCTTATTTGCTATAATCTTCTGTAAATTTTCCAATGCCGTATCCGTAAGGCTTTCTTTCGGAATCGCTATTGTCAGCTTATCCTGTTGCTCTGGCACTTCTTCCGTTATTTCCATATCGTCCTGAAACCCATGTTCCCGTAACTGCCGAATCAGGTCTTCCACTATTTCTTTTTCAATTCCATCCAGGATATGCAATACACCCTCTTTATCCAGTCGGTATCCTGCAATATCGTATGCACAGCTTGGTACCCGTTCATAATGCGGTACTGTCCCAAGTATGTTTCCAATCTCCTGTGCTAGTTTTGGTCTCTGCTTCGATTCCAATGTGAATCTGATTTCATTCTTCATAATATGTACCCACCTTTCTTTATTCGGTAGTACATATATCACTCTGACGGCACAGAATAGCAAGACAATTCGGATTATATTTCTGCCAAAATGTACGCAGAAAAACTATGCTTTTTATGCATTTTTCCTGCGGATTTCGGTACTATCCGGCAAAACAAAATCGGCTTTAGCGATGATATTCTGCGGATATTTTTACATAAACCAACCTTGGTGGGTATCCCCCCTGTTTAATTCTGCGAAAATTCGCACGAAGGGGGCCATAGGTTTTCAGGAAGAAAGGATGTAGAGATTTGGATACCCCCTATGATATTTATCCCTTATTATTTAATCTAATAAATTTATCTGCCATACTTTTTATTCTCATCAACTGTAAATAAAAATTCATTACAACTGTTTGAAACATTAATCTTCATCAAACTTTAAAACCTGCTGTTTCCCATTTGAATTCTTCTTGCCACGCATTTCTCTATCCATTTCACCAGCAGTTTTAATTTCAATTTTTACATTAGGAATCTCCAATCCCCAATTATCCCATCCAACATAGTTATTACGTGCAAATAATTCAATTTTATCTTGCTCTGGGAACATTTTTGTTATCCCTTCAATAACATCAACAGGTTTAACACTATGTGCTCCTCTATGTATTGTAACCATCTGACGAACATTTCTTGCACCCCTTGGTTGTGGAAATTTTCCTTTCTTAAAGGCAAGAACAAATTCCGTTTGACTTAGCGTATATCTTCCTGGATTATGTACCATTTTATCCCACACGAATGCCACTGTTTTATATTCAAATCCCCAAGCCTCCCCTAGCTCTATTGAATTTGCCATCTGCGGTCCAGTTGTCCACATAAACAAAATACAATCATCTGCAGCAATAGAATTTACATCTAGCTCTTTTAATTGCTTCAATTTCACAGTAGGATATTTAAAAGATGCTGAACTAAGAAAAATTTTCTTTTCAAATCCAACATTCTCATCTTTGATTGTTGACTTATCATACTGCATCTTTCCACCATAATCCCAAGGTGGATCTGCGTAAATAACTTGGTATTTTTTTCCCGGCAACTTAGGATATATATCCTCTAATGGATTAATCTTTGTTCTTTTTTTCTGTTCAACATTATAAATGGAATATGCTGTAACTTCTGAATTTTCTTTCTGAGACATTTATATCATCCTTCCTATACAAAACATAATTATAGGATAATCTAATCTAGCTTCAAAGTCAACATTTTTGTGACTTATAATCCGTTGTTTTATAATCAACACAGCAATAAAATATTTATGAGAGGTGATTTTTATGGTAGTAGATGATTTTGCAAACCGTATTAAAGAACTAAGACAGCAGCAAGGGTTAAGTCAAGAAAAGTTTGCATTAAAAATTGATATGGACAGGACTTATTATGCCTCTGTTGAAGCCGGAAAGCGAAATGTATCCATAAAGAATATCAAAAAAATTGCTGATGGCTTTGAAATATCACTTGAGGAACTATTTAAAAATATGTGAGGTGTAATATTATGGCAAAAAAGGATTTACAAGGAAGAGATAATTGGCAAACCGAGTCTGGCCCTGGTGGAAAAGCCGGTGTTGCAGAACAAAATTTAATATCGGTCTTTAAAGAAGCATTTAAGGATACAGATTATGTGATCTCAGATCATCCTACCGACTTAAAGCATCTTTACGAAAATGTAGAACTCCCTGCCAAAACAATAGCGGCTATATTCAATCCAGACTTAGCAACAATGAAGAATGCTCAAAAACGTGGTTGGGGTGTATCTCCTGATTTTTCTATTACAAATAAAAAAACGGGAAAAATTTTATTTGGTGAAATAAAAAGACAGGATGGCTGGGTTGAAGGAAAAGATCCAAGTGCCGGCCGTGGAAATGCACACGAACGTATGTGTAAATTGTTCACTCCAGGACTTATGAAAGCATACCGCCAAATCAGCAAAATCTCAGATCCTTCAATCTTACCATTTTGGGTTGTTCTTGAAGGTGACATCACAAGAGATCCAAAGAGAAATAGAGAAATTGCTTTTTGGTTTGATGAATATGACAAGAACTATTTTATGTGGAGACCCGGAGTAGATGGAAGTGCTTTGGTTGAGCATTTCAATAAATATCTAAAAAAATTCTTAGATTAATTCATAAGCAGTTCATTATTTTCTCTATAATGAACTGCTTTTTACATTTTCTCCATTTGTTTAATATAATAATTGGAATAATTATCCTCAGAATAAGTTGGATCGCTTTCAGAATACCCCTCTTCGAGATTAATTTCACTAAAATTGGAATATAGATGATTATTTTCAATCAGTAACCTCATATGAGCAACTGCATTATCCCAAGTATCACAAACACCTCTTACACCACAAAGCTGACTTGACTCTCTCTCTTCATACAAAACATATACCATATTCATAGAAAAATCTCCTTTCTCTTTTACTCATTTATTATTTTCTTCAAGTGGCAATGCATTAATTGCCTCTCTAATAGCCTGAGATTTAAGCATTCCCATTTTTTTACAATACAATTCAAGCCTTCGCAATGTTGCTTCATCCATTCTAATAGTATATCCTATTTTCTTATTATTATCTCCTTTAGGTCTTCCCATTTTCTTCAATATCATCACCTCCGATAAACATATTATACTTTTTGCATTGCAAAAAGTCAATACATTTTTAGAACATGTGTTCTGTTTTTTATTTTCTAACATCGTTAATGAATCACATTTAAATTAGCTAGAAATCATAAATTATATATAATTGTTACATTAGCATTTAACATTTTTTGCTGCAGAGAGTATGCCGAATCATCCCTAAGTAGTCGCTTACTACTAAGGATTTCTCCCAACACCTTTGCCTTTATCCAGATTCTGCCCATGAGCCTTAGTAGTCGAAACCGTAGTATTTTCAATACTTTCCGCCTTATTCTGCCCTGTGTTGCCCCGGTCTGCGAAGGTATGCACTATCATAAAACTGGAGTGCCGTGGCAGATGAAGAGCACTCGAATCATTGTTTTATTTCTCCTTGTTTTGCCCCGGAATTCCCTGTTTTGCAAGGGTTTCCGGGAATTTTATGAAAGTGTTATTTAAATGTCAACTAGGCAAATTATTGCAAACTTTTGCAAGTTGTGACTACCTGTTAGTAGTAAAATTAGTAGTAAAACGATTATGCCTTACTACTAAGCATTTTTTCATTTTCCCAGACAACTTTTCTAATATTGCTTCCATCCGGGCATTGTTCCAAACACTGACCTAAAGCTTGGTAATGGTCTATATAATAGCATTCTCTCGAAGCCATAAACTGAGTATCTTTATAATAGTTTTCATAATTAAACGTTATTTGTTCAATCACACGTACTTCTATTCTTTTATGCTTATCATTTAGCGCCTCAATTACCTTATCATTTTCTAAGTTTAACAAAATGTGCATCATCACCCTTCAAAAATCTTTTATAGATATTGACTGCTCTTCCAATATAAGCACAATACTCCGTATCCCGCGTGTCATCAATCACAAAAATACCATATATACCTCTATTTTTTGTGCCATCAATAATTCCATTTTCAAAAGCAATCTTGTTACTTCCGAGAGTATTTATCCATTTTAATGTATGATTTCTATTTGCCATCACATTCCTCTTTATTCAATTAATGTTATCCAAAAACTTGCTACGCATCTTGTCTTCGTTTCCACAAATATGTACCATCTTCTTGCTTCTCAACAGGAAATCCTAATGCAATTATCCTATCTGCCATTTCATTCATGCCTACAGTAATATTGTTTCCTGTTGTAACATACCAATTAATGCTCTCAATTATACTATGTACATTACCTGCAGTAAGTCTATCACGAGAATCGAACATCATTTGTAAACGCCTCTCCATTTCAACATAATCTTTCTTTATATTAAGGAAATAAATGGCAGCGTTAATATGCGCCTCTGGTATTCCTGCATCCGATGCCATAACAATAAATTCATTATATCGCTCCGGATTTTTATCCAGTTTCCATTCCCTATCCATATACAGTTTAGAAATATCACACCACATTCGCAAACGGGTTTCATCATCTGAACATGATAAAAGTCTATTGATATCCTTTGTAATATCCTTTGTTCTCTGAATTAGTGCAATTCTCTCCTCATCAAGAATATCCATCAATTCTTCAATCTGGGGGATATACTTATTTCTATAATTCAATCTATCGGCATCATCAATATTAATTTCAAATTTATCTACTGCCTTTACAAAACTCCTCAAATTACACAATGATAACAAGCCCCTTAAATATAGTTCTTCATCTTCTTCGTTCTCATTCGAATGATTTGTAAGGTTTCTATCATCACGCAATTTTGTCAATGCATCCTTTGTTTGTTTTTGAACGGACACAATGCTAGAGCAAAAACAAACCACTTGGGTAATAAATGTAACATCCATTTCATCAATACTATAATTTTCAATTCCTATATCACGCATTTTTTCATACGCAGGTCTATAATTATCAGCATAACGATTATGTTCAATAGCCTCTTTTGCTATATCATATAATCTCTGTTGCCAATTAGGTTTTATAACCATCTTCAAAAATTCCTGACAAGCATTACCTCTTAATTTTGCTACATCTGGCATTCGATTTCTCATTTCCATCCCAATACCTCCCAATAATATGAAAGCACATACTCCGAAGACTATGTGCCCCAAGTTTCATTTTATATAGAGCTAGCGGTCGCTGTTTCCAGCGATCGCATACTCCTTACAAGCATCAACTACATGAGTCGATACTCTCTCAACAGCATCAGTATCCATTTTAACTGCAAAAATAGTACCAACAACTGCTGTGCCAAGGGCAACAACAAACTTCCAGTCAATTATGACGTTCAAGTTCATAGCACTACCTCCTTCCCGAGCATAACCCTAAGATAATATACGGAGTACTATGTTGCCCCTTCCAATTAAAATTGGAATACTATAGGATATCACAATATTTCCATTTGTCAACATTTATTTTATCACAACTGTAGGATTACTGTAGGATTACAATACATGTGTTACAACTGAATATAAAAAAGCAGAGATGCTTCTTTTGTGTTATATTTTAGTCACCACAACAAAAAAACAAAAAAGGAGTTCTCTGCTATGGCTACTATAACACAAGATATGCGGTATCGTCTATCCTTAATCAAATACGCTGAAAGGTTTGGTGTCACCAAAGCTGCTATCAAATATAAAACCAACCGTCAATACATTTATCGTTGGAAACGACGTTATGACGGTTCTATTGAGTCCCTTCGTGACCGCTCTCGCAGACCCCATCATCATCCAAACCAACATACCCCTGAAGAGATCAAGCTGATCTTTGATATGTGCAGACGCAATCCCAATGCCGGTCTTGTTGTCTTTTGGGTTAAACTCAAGCAGCGTGGTTACTCCCGTTCCATCCCTGGACTATACAGATTTCTCCGTAAGCAGGGAATTATGGCAGTTCATCCGCCAAATCCTAAATATATTCCAAAGCCTTACGAACAGATGAATTATCCGGGACAACGCATACAGGTTGATGTAAAATTTGTTCCTTCTGCATGCCTCAAAAACCCCAAGGTCATCGGCAAACAATTCTTTCAGTATACTGCCATTGACGAGTATTCCAGATGGCGTTTCGTAGAGGCTTTTGAAGAACACAACACGTATTCTTCTGCTATGTTTATAGAGCATCTGGTGAAAGCCTTTCCGTTACCCATTCAGTGTATCCAAACTGATAATGGAGCAAAATTTACAAATCGTTTTACCACTCACCGTGACAAGCCCACACTATTTCAGGTGCATCTGAAGCAGCATGGGATTTGCCATAAAGTTATACGACCTTTTACACCACGACATAACGGGAAAGTTGAAAGAAGCCACCGAAAGGATAATGAGCGTTTTTATGCAACTCATACTTTTTATTCTTTTGAGGACTTTGCCAAACAGTTGAAAGTGTATAATCGCCGGGATTATAACAACTTTCCTATGCGTCCATTAGGATGGAAATCTCCAAATCAGGTACTAAAGGATTATCTGGCATCTGTGTAACATATGTTTGACAAACCTACATATCTGGCCAATGAAAATACTATATTGTCACTCAACTTTTTCTTATTTCAACCATTTTCAAGTCCTTCTTTTCATGCTGTATCAAAAATATTTCTGTAAGCCTTCTTTGTTAAAGCAATCAAACTATTGCACAAACATCACTTTAAAGTATTTATATATGTTTGCATAATTTAAACTACATACTTCCTAAAAATCAAATACTATTTACTTTTTTCATACATTGCTCTAATTCTCTCTCTGTTTCTCTACATAAACTCAATACATCTATAGTTGCTCGCGTCCGAATTCTCTTATCTTCATTCTCTTTCCCTTTTATTTTTTCATATGCGCCTTCTATACTATTGATCCAATTATTTTTTAATTTAGGAATAGCAATATCTTTACCCAATGCGATTTGTTCTATAGGATTAATTTGTAAAATTTCTTTTAATCCATTGTCAAATGTTAAAAGCATATGTATAGCAAATTTAACATCTTTTATTAATATCGTCGTATATTCATTTTCTATCAATCTAATATGAACCAAATCCCACGCCATCCCATTTATAGTTTCATTTAATCTATTACTATTTTTTTGTATCTTTTTGAAAAATTTTTTAGTTCTATTATCATGTTCAAAATAACGAAAACATATCTCAAACTCCCTTTCCATAAACACACCCAGTTTTTCATTCATAAAATCTAATAAATCTAACATTTTATTTTTAGCTGATCTTTTGGAATTTGTAAATTCAATGCAAATAGACTTCATTAATAAAATATAAACCATTTTTTGCACTTCAGAAAAAGCGCTACAACATTCCATAAATCTATCCGAATGGAAATCATTATACAAAAGATCGGTATCTATTTGAATATCTGCCTCTGATTTATCATATACACAGTTTTTATTTTGTAACAATCTATGGTAATTGAATGCTTTGAATAGCATAATACTTTTTATATTCTTATAAACTTCAATTATGTTTATCGAATCCTTTTTTGCAGCATTTTCAACTAAATAAGGAAAACAACTATAATTCACATTTGGCAATTGTAAATAATGCACCAAATCTTCAATATTACTATAGTCAATTTTCTGATTATATTCTTTAAAAATATTTTTCATATAACTTACTGCTTGTGTATCCAAATCTACACAAACATCAATATTATAATTAGATTTTCCTGTAGCCAACATTTCTTCATATATGCTTTTATTCATTGCATAACATTTGCTATCACATCCTAAATTAATTACTGCAAATTCATTATCATAATTTGTGCACAAAGCATCTGGCAATTTTGAGCCTTGACTATCTGAAAAAACAACAAACGTCCAATCTTTTAGTTGTTCTAAATGGTACTGATAACATACCATATGCTCTAATAAGTTACGGCATCTAAACATATCATCAATTGCCTTTCTCTCCTCCAAAGAAATTTGCATTTATTTTCTCCTTATCGAAATCATATTTTCCTTAATACTCTATATCTAACTTTCAAAGGATTCTCGCTATCATCATATACAAATTCAGTAAAGCTTTTTCCCTTTTGCTTACATTCATTTTTATTTTCCCCCCACCTAGACATGTGATTGACTTCATCCTTTTCCCTATGCCGCTGCATTAGCGTTTATTGTGTCTATAACCTTTCTTATTCCCATCCACACATTTAAATCAGTAAATATTTCAACAACACTTCCCTGATCTGTAAATGGAGATTCCTGTAAGACAGAAAGATCCTTCATCATTCCATTATGAACTATATATTCGATAATCTGATTTACAAAGTAAATTTGCCTGCTGTCAAGACTTGTATTTGTAAGATATTCGGAAAAGGCCTCTTTTGCTGCATTCATGTCTAAGCCAACAATCTCACGAACAAATTCGCCAAGCGGTTTTGTACCAATTTCTTGTTCATAATCCTGTTTTGTGCCAATTTCCTGCCATAATATTTCTTCCAATGAAGCAATATCTGTTGATGTCAATGGATGGTTAGTCTTTAACTTTGCAATAGCAATATTATCCTGATGCTGTCTTATATAATATTCTGCTTTTGCCTTGTAATTCTTTAATTCATCATTTTCAAGTTCAGATTCATTCCATTCTGTCGAAAGTATTTCATCTGTGAAATTAGTATCATAACGTATATTCGGATGTGGCAAATATTTCATAAGATCACGAAGTTTCTCTCTTATTTCTTCAAATTCATTTATTCCCGCATTATCAACGTAATCTGTATTCAAAATCTTATTGATTAATTCGGATTGTGCCTGAATTTCAGGAATATTCGCTACACTCGCAATTCCCGTTACTTTCTTATAAAGGTCTGTACGAGCCTTCGAATACTTTTTGCCAACTAAATATGCTAATTCAATTCCATACATAAGCGCATCAAATCTTACAGCACTTGCATCCTCACCATCCGGTAAGATCAGTGGTGCAACCTCTTCTTTAACTATTAAAGTATCCTCATATGTAAGGGTTTGATAATTCGATTCTGTAGAATATAATTCTACATATTTCAGGTGTTGACGAACAGCAAAATTGTCCCTTGGCAGTTCTTGAACCTTCTCGCTCATTTGTTGAACTAATGCTTTTCGATATGCAATAAGCCTGTCCATTTGATATTCAATATCCTGAAGCTTATAGGTAATCTCAAATTTCAGATTAAAAATCGCCCCTTGAAGTGCAATCATATTCGCTGAGGCTTTACCTTTATTCATTCGGAAGAACTCGAAATTCCCACAAAAATCAAAGATATAGAATTTCTGTTTGTCCGCTCCGTCCAATAAACCAGGGCAAAGTCTTGTACCTCGACCAATCATCTGCCAGAATTTTGCTTTACTCATAACTTTTTTGAAGAACACCAAATTCAACACTTCAGGTACATCAATACCTGTATCTAACATATCTACAGATATTGCTATCTGCGGCATTTTCTTTGAATCAGAAAACTCATCTATTGCGCTCTGTGCATAGGTCATATAATTATCTATTACTTTTGCAAAGTCAGGAAGATGCGGATATTCCTGATTAAATACTTCTAATATTTTCTCTGCATGATCATGATTCTTTGCAAAAATAATTGTCTTACCTATTTTCTGTCCGTATTCAATCTTAATGCCTTCCGTCATTAAAATATTTAACACCTGTTTGATGGTATCCTCATTAAACAACCATGTATTAAGTGCAGATGAACTTATTGACTCTGGTAAATTACCATACTCATCTTCAAATGTATCTTCATATGCTTTTTTATCTTCTTCTGATAATTCATCGTATACAATTCCCTGTTCAATGAATTTTAGCCTCGATTCAACCGAAACATAATCAACAAGATATCCATCTTTTACAGCCTGAGCTAGATCGTAACCATACGTTGGAACACCATTTTCCAATTCAAATATCTCATATGTATTTTTATCAATTTCATCTTTTGGGGTAGCAGTAAGACCAACCAATGGCGCATCAAAATATGAAAATATATCTCTATATTTATTATAAATCGATCTATGTGCCTCATCACAAATTACAAGATCAAAATGACCACATGTAAATAATTTTCCCTCATTATCATTTACTGTATCAATACACTTCATCATTGTCTGATATGTTGAAAATACACAATGTGCATTATAATTGTCTTTTTCTTCAACAAGATTTGTACATGATAAATTAGGCAGCATATTCACAAAACTTCTTTTTGCCTGTGTAACAAGTGAATTTCGATCTGCAAGAAATAAAATATTTTTTATCCAACCGGCTTTTAATAAACAATCACATAACGCTATTACAGTTCTTGTTTTTCCAGAGCCCGTTGCCATGACAAGCAATGCCTTTCTACGATTTTTCTCATCAAAGCTATTACAAACTGCTTTAATAGCAGCCTCCTGATAATATCGTCCAGCAATATTTTTATTGACTGCAACATACTTAAGACTTGTCCTCATAGTTAATAAATTAAACCACTTCTCCAAGTCTCGTTTTGAATAAATAACGGAACATTTTCTTTCCGGATATTGTCCATCAATAATATGTGTTTCAAATCCATTGGTAAGGAAAATAACCGGTCTTCTCTTATATTCTTTTTCTAACAAATCTGCATAGAGCTTAGCCTGTTGTCTGCCTTTTGCAACGTCCACACAAGTTCTTTTTGCCTCTATAACCGCTAACGGACGGTGCATATCATCATAAAGCACATAATCTGCAAATCCTATACCTGATTTATTTGGCATACCAGAAATTTCGACCTCATTCATCCAGTCCTTTCCTTCTGTCCATCCCGCATCCATTAGCATAGAATCAATGTATAATTTTCTTGTTTTGTACTCTGACAAATCAAGAGGCTTCGGAACATATGTCTGCTGTTGTTCCTGTCTTCGCGCAGAAAGAGCTTCCTTAAGCGAAGCATTTTCTTCAATTAATTTTTGTAAATCAAGTTCTTGTTTTGCGGACTTTTTCTGTTCTTTTATTAGTTCCTCATTAACTACATTTGCAATCTCTTTTGATTGCTTTGCTTTTTCAATGCGAGATATGATTAATGATTTGTCAAAAGATCTGTCTTCATAATGATCAGAATAACAATATGCAATATAATCTAAATAAATAAACAAATTTTCAAGACAAAGCATAGCTTCATCCCGTCCTAATTTCTTATTGCTATGAGCAACATTATTTCCGCTTCGACGAATATAGTTCATGCGTTTCCAAAGATCCGGTCCTACAATCTGGCGATATTCTTCTGCATTCATTAAGCTGTATAAATTATCCTGATATGGCCTTTCAAGTTCCTCATCTACTGAATACATCCACTTTAATGCAAATTCCATAGCCCGACGGCTATTAATGATACTTGCTTCCGGATCTATAAGAATAATTTTCTCTGCCGAAATGGCAACATCTGCAAAACTGGAAAACTTTGATTCGTTTTTTAAGTAATCAAAATTGGTTATCATATAATCCCCTCCATTCTCTCAAGTATTTACATCTGAATAATCTATTATTTCATTATTATGAATTCTTCTTTTTTGTGCGGATACATCCACACTGATAATATATTATCTCACCTAACGCTTGCAACTACAACTTTTGATTTGTCGACTTGGTGGACGAAGTCGGCGAACTGGTTTTGTAACTCTGCTGGTGGAATCATTATTTCAAAACTTCTAATATCTTTTGCCGATATATGCGGCACTAATGAGCCTGTAACATAACTGTGTTTGTCGAATCCACCATTTATGAAACAATTATATAAATATTCTTGATTCATATCGATTGCTCGAATTCTCGCAGTTCGCTGAATCAATAACGCCGGCAAATGTTCTGCATCAACTTTAGCCATCTTAAATCCCTCTGAAATCCAAGGACGATCAAGCGCCATTACTATATCATTTTCATTAAGCAAATAGTCTTCAAAACCTTCTGCCGAGCTCCAATGAACACATTCATTCCATTTAATTTTTTGTGGCATAATTATAAGGCCACCACAAATATTGATTCCCTCTTCCACATACTGTTCACTCTTAAATGGATATCCAGAAAGTAAATCAATATGTTTTTCAATTTTTTCCTTCAAATACCCATTAGGATTCAAAATAGGATCCCCAAACATCTCGACAAATCGGGCTTTGATGAGGTCGTCTAATAACTGTAATTCTTGCTGGCGCCGCTCTTTTAACTTAATGATATGATTCAGTACATCAACAATATATTTCTGCTTATCCATACTTCTTAATGGAATCTGCATCTTTCGCATAGCAGCTTGGGTTAATTTTTGCCTTGTAGCACCATTAACCATTCCATCGACCTTATAAAACATTAACGAATAGCATAGATAATCAACATCCAATCCCGTTTTTGGCTTTAATACATGTGCATGGTTATTAACCCAGCATTTTCCAGAAACTCTATATGCAATAGGTCTTTCTCTGGAACCAAAATTACCTCCATCTTCAGCCAATAGTACAAGTTCATCATCAAAAATATAATCAGCAATATGGTCTTGAATACCATTTGCTCCATAATAAGGATATTCTCCTTCTTCCCTTTCAGATGCTGTGATAGGCACTCGCATAGAATCAAGTATCTCACAACAGTCTTCTACATACAGCATATCCATAATACAATCCCTACAATTCTTCATCAGCTTACTCAGTGCTTTCACAGTGCTACATTCGCTACGGCTTCGCCTACGCTCATGCGTGCTATCGCACTATATGTCCAATCTGAAAATCATCCGCCTGCGAGCAAGCTCCCGGCGTCTGTTTTCATCTTGTCCATGCACTGCTCATTACCTCGTCAAATCCGAATTTGAGGAAATTCCCCTAAATTACGCAATATATCTCTGATGTGATGCTTTTACATTTCCTTGGTTTACAATTGCATACTGCATTGTAGTATCAATCTGTGAATGTCCAAGAATTTTCTGTACCTGTTCTATCGGCATTCCCTTATCAATTGCTCTTGTAGCCATGGTTCTTCTGAATTTATGTGGATGAATCTTCGTAAGATGTAGTCTTCTTCCTAACTCTCTGATTCTTATTTCTACTCCGCTTATTTTTAATCTGTCATAAGGACTATCCAATGTTACAAACAATGCCGGATTATCATCCTTTCGGCTTTCCAAATACTCTTTCATATGCAATTTGGCCTTTGCATCAAAATAAACACGCCGTTCTTTATCTCCTTTTCCGTAAACAACGCATTCTCGTGCCTCAAAATCTATATCATCCCTATTTAAATTAACTAATTCTCCAACTCGAATTCCTGTTGAATATAGCAGATCGATCATTGCCCGATCTCTAGGATGCTTGCAATTATCACGTAACCGCTCAATAGCTTCATCAGAAATAATTTCCTTTACTGGTTGTTTCGTCTTTATCTTGTGAATGCGTCGCATCGGACTCTTTAATATGTAATCTTCTTCCTCTAACCAAGAAAAGAAACTGCTAATATTTCTGCGTATATTATCAACGGTTACTTTACTGCAATTATTTATTTTTTGATATTCTGAAAGATAACTTCGAATCTCTTCTGTAGTTATCTTCCGAATCGGACTTGCAACCCTTAATAATAACTTTTCGATTGTAACTCTATAATATTGTAATGTTCGTTCCGAACACCCTTCAATCTTTTTAGCATCCAAATACAATTGCAAATATTCTGTATTGCTTATTTTTGTTTTTTCTTCATGTGATTCATCCAAATTTTCCAAAAGTACTTCTTGTAACTTTTTCATCTGAGCAATACTCAAATATTCTGCCATTTCATTTAAAATTTTTACTAACTTCTCCTGCATGTTCATACACTCCTTTCGAATGTACCAACATCCTACACCAGTCTTTACCTTATTTTTCTTAAATATTCTACAAACACATCTATATTATGGTTTGAAAAATTTTAAATCGAACAAATATATTTTTTATGATATCCCGTATACTAACTCATCCCCAAATATAATCAGCTATAATTTTCTATTGCTATTTTTATAAACGTACTAAGATCGCTTTTATAATCATCCTCTGAATATTCTTTTCTTTCGCATCCAATCCATTTTAAATGTTGTATACCGTCTTCCGTTAGGGCATAATTACCCTTTATGCAGCCATCTAATGTTATAACTTGCTCTGCTCCAGAGACTTCGAATGGGGAATATGCTGAACAATATCGTAATCCATTTAGATTGCGTTGCAAAACCAAATCAAATATTTGATTTGTAATATCATACAAATTTTTATGTATATATTTATTAATATAAAATACTGCTGTTGGCGCTTCTAAAATATTAGATATACTGCTTGTATCACACTCTAACTTTGACAAAGCATCAATCTCATTTGGAGTTAATTTTCCTTCATTTTCTATTGCCATTGCTATGGTATGTAATCCCAT